TGGGCCAGAAGCTGCGGGGTGACGTTCGTGATGGTATTAGCCATGACTCTAGCTCCGTTTGATTTGGTGCCCGGAACAGAGCCGGGCAGTGGGTGCTGCTACTCGGCGACCTTGACCTTGCCAGCGGCAATCCCATCCAGATTGCTCATGAAGGCGTCAGAGTCGCCCCACGTGATCTGTCGCGGAGATCCGCTACCGCCGGCTGCGGACTTGGAGGCGCCGCCCCCACTGCTTTTGCTTCCCTCAAAGAACTCCGGGTACTCGTCGGCAAGCTGATCGCTGATGTGCTTGCCCACCTCGGTGCCGGGCCGCGTCTTCACCATCGGCTGCCCGTCCTCGGTCAGGTCCCACTGATCCGCCGTCAAGCGGTACAGCGCATCCACCCGCTCGCCACGGACGCCGCTCTTCGCCATCTGGCCCTTCACGACGTTGTCCAGGCGTAGCGTTCGGATCTCCTGCTTGGCCGTGCTCAACTGCTCCTGTAGCGGGCCAAACTCCTTCTCAAGATCCTGGCGAATCTCGGCGCGCATCTTGACCAGTTCCTCGGACGTGATGCCCACCTTGTCCGCTTTCTTCTGCTGCTCCAGCTCGGTCAACTTCGCCTGGAGCTTCCTGTGCTCCTCGGGGTCAACGCCGTCGAACCCGCGAAGCTTGTCCTTGGCTGCCCTCAACTCGGTGAGGATCTCGTCGCGCTTGGCTTCGAGCGCCTTGTTCCGCTCGGCAATCAGCGCATCGACCTCAGCTTGGGTGAACGTCTTGGAATCGCCGCTGGCGTCTCCGCTATCACTCATCATCTGCTCCTTGCGGGCGCTGCCCGCGTATGGTGCAACGAAAAAGGCCCCTCGGACGCTTGCGCATCCGAAGGGCCTCGGGGGCCTCTGCCTTCAATGTCACTACGGGTTAATCTATTTGCGCATCACCGCGAACGCAATACTACTCTTCTGGCGTCACCCCTGGCGACACTTTCATGAGCGTTGCCATTTCGATCCCCATGTTGGCGTAGGTTTCCGCCAGCACCTCCTCCATCTTCAGGCGACGGCCATCCGCGTCAGCCAAATGAGGCAGCCGCGCCAGGTACTCGGGCGGCTTCTCCAGCAGCGCGTTGGGCAGCGTATCGCCCACGATCTCCAGGTTCGGAAGCACGCGCGCCATGTTCACCAGCCAGATTGCGCTGATGATGAGATCCGGCTTGGACTCCCACCAGCGGCCGTCAATGTCGGCACCCAGGGTGACGTGCGTGGCGTTGGACGCTATCGCGCTGCCACCGTCGGCGTGCATCACCGTGTCCTCTTCAAGCCACTTCCGGTGCGCGGGCGTGCCGAACTTGACCTTCGTGGGGCACTTGCGCTTGACGCGTAGCGCACAGTCGGCACCCAGCAGGGTGATCTTGCCTTTCGGGCCAGTGGCGAAGTATGCCACGTCGATGGCCCGGGTCGCCGTGTTCAGCCCACTACCGGCGCGGATCGTCGCTTCGTACAGGAGCGCGTACAGCCAATCCTCGAACTTCATCACGCGCGGGATGTATTCCCCGCACTCGCATTGCTTACAAGCACCGTCGGAGTGCGCCGCCTGGCTATGGCCGCAGTCGCAAAGCTCAACTGCACGCTCGTTCAAGCCGACGTAGTTGTGGAAGAACCAGGTCTTGCGGCCCTTGCTGTGCAGGTAGTCGGTCAGGTGCGGGTGGACGCTGGACGCCAGGATGTAGTCAATCGGCGGCGCTGAGTGCCATTCCTCCACCATCTGCGGCTGCTGATCCACGGTGAAGCCCGCCGTGACTTTGTGGCCGTTGTCGTAGAGCCAGGTGGCGGCACTGTTGCAGCCCCAGACATGATCGGCGTCGGGCGCGTACTTCTCGATCTCATCGGCCAGGCTGGGACCAGCGCCGCAGACGACGATGTGCTGCCCTTCGTACATGAGCGGGCGAATCACACGTTGGCACATGGTCGCATTGCCGATGATGAACGACTTGAAGTGATCGCGCATCGGGTTCTGGAGCTGGATGCGCGAGCCGCCGCCATCGCCCTCGGTTGCGGGCACGGTATCGGACGGCTTGGGTTGCTTGCTCTTCTTCGCCTTCGTGCGTCGGCTCATGCGTTATCCGGTTGTGGCGGGTTGGCGTGCCTGGAAATCCACCTTGATGCAGCGGCAGTTGTAGTCTGTCTCGCCGGGAATCGTCTGCCCGTTGCTGAACGGCTCGTCAAAGCGCGTCACCTCGCCTTCCATGGCGGCGTGCTCATCACGGACCCGGCTGTCCTTGACCGTGGCCCATCGGGACATCATCCGCTCGGCGTCCAAGATCCCGTCGGCTATGGCTTGCTTGGTCGCCATGTGCTGGCCCATGCGCTGCGCGTCCAGTGCGGCGGTGCGGGCCAGGGACTCCGAGTGCCAAGCCGTGAGCCGCCGCTGATAGGCGTCCACGATGCGGTCAATCTGTGTGCCGTTCAGGCGTTCGTCCGTGCCAAGCGTGCGGCGTAGGAGCTCCATGTCGCGCTTGCCGACGCCGACACCGGCCGCGTGTCCGGCACGGTAGCCGAGCGAGCCGTCGGGCTTGGTGAAGACGCCACGGGCCAACGCACGGTTCAGCGCGGCAGGATCACCGGCCTCCAGTTCACGCCGGAAGTTGTGGACCCACCGGACTTGCGGCTCCGTCAGGCCAACCGTCTGGCGTAGGCCCCGGGCCATCGTGCGCGGGTTGACGCCCTCCTCCAGGCCCAACTGGACAGCGGTACGAACAGCGCCGCGCACATCGTCCTTGAGCGCCGTTGCCATCTTCAGGTTGCCGGTCCTGATGGCTTCCAGTACCTCCGGCGACAGCGTGCCGAACGTGATGCCGATGGTGGAGCCGGTAGCCGTAACGTGCTGCTTGCCCCAGAAGTTGAGCGCGTCGTTGACGTTGCTGAACTGCTGGCGGGCCACCTCGGAAAACACGCGGTCGAGCACATCGTCCGTGAGCAACTGTGCCAGGATTGGATCAGGACTGCCAAGCGTGAGGGATTGCGCCACCAAGCGCCGGAACGCCTCGCCTTCCATGGTAGCCGCCAACCGATCCCAGGCCCGTAGGATCTCGGCACCCAGCTCCGGTGCCGTGTCCCTCACGCGGCGCTCCAACTGGCGGCGGATGCGTTCGACGGGTGTCATATCACCGCGCCTTCATGATCCATGTCTTCGGCTGTCAGCACGATGGTAGCATGCAGCGGCTGATCCTCCTCGTCATCGTAGACCACCTGCCGGACGCGCCAGCCCTTGAGCACCAGCTTGTTCACCTGGCGCTCAACCTCGCGCATCCGCTTGAAGCGTTCACGGGTGTTCATCGTGCTACACTCCCGGTGCGGCCATTGGTGACACTCTTCCGGCCACGACAAAACGCGACGGTGAACGTGTGGGCATCAGCGTCCCTCCTCCGGCTCCCACGGGTCCTTGGGCTGCTGCGCTGCCTGCGCACTACGCAAAACTGATCCGCTGACGAACGGCTGAACCAGTTGTAGCGCAGCCTCGACGGGCACGCCTTCCTCCACCAGCCGACGGAAGAAGAGCGCAGCCTGCCGCGCAAGGTCGATCACCTCGCCGTCCTTCACGTCACGTCATCTCCGGCAGTTGCTTGTCCAACTCGCTCCCCATGAGCCACTCAAGTTCCAGCATGTCGAGATCCGCGTCAGCCGGGATGCGGCCACCGCGTTGCAGCGCCTCAAGCACGGGACGGCGCGGGAATCCGGCCTCCACCAGTTGCGCGAACGCCTGCATGATGGGTGCATCCAAGAGCAGCCGCTCGAACTCGCGGTTGATCTCCACCGAGCCACCGTCGGGCAGGCTCAGATAGCGGGCGTGGAAGCCTAGCGCCTTTTCCACTGCATCTTGCAACGCTCGGGCCGCCACCGCAAGGCTACTGTCCGTCGTGCTCTTGTCGAGCCGCTTCGCCTCGGCCGTCTCGGCCACGCGCTTCTGCGGCGCAAGCATCGCCAAGCCAAGTGTCGCCATGTCGGACTTCAGATCGTCGAGCGCGGCCTTGCATGAGGTAAGGCTTGCGCCGTCGTGACTCACGTACTTGGCATCACCTTGCGGGTCTTCGATATTGAGGCCCGAGTTGGGTCCGAGGACAACGCCGCTGCCGTCCTGGCGCATGCCAATCGTCACGAAGAGCGGCACGCAGGTCATGTGGATCGAGGTCGCGTAGTCGCTCCATTGCTGGTAGTGGGCCACGTTGAGGAACGCCAAGTCCCATAGCGGCGGGTCGCTTTCAAACAGGCCCCTGCTGCCTGACGTCGCCACCTCGGCAATCGGGATCTCCACCTGTGTCGGGTAGGTGCCTTCGTCCACCATCACCACCTGGCGCTGGTCGTTGATCTCCAGCAGCCAGAAGCCGACCACACCTTCGGGCGAACGGTAGAACACGCGGTACCGCTCCTGCAACTGCTCGCCAAACGCGCCCTTGGGCACCCATTGGCGCTCACGGAGCACGATCTGCGAGAGCACGCGCCCGCCGTTGATGGACTCGGTGCGCCAGGACACGATGTCCTCCTTGCGCACCCCAAGCCAGTAGGGACGCACACCCATGGCCTGCTCTTGGTCGCGGCGCAGGTTGCCGCCCGTCTTCGGATAGTCCACCAGAATGGCGGCGTGGCCCGCAGTGAGCCCATCGGCCAACGTGTCACGGCAGAACACGTCACCGTGCGTGCCCTCGTAGTCGATGTTTTCCCAGTGCGTGACGATCTGCGCCGGAACGTCCTCCGACAGCACCGGATCACGGGCGAACACAATGCCGGTCAGGCCCTCCACGGTGCGGCGAAAGAAGTTGTGGAAGACCGAGCGCGCAAGGCGGGAGCGGTAGTCAACCATGTCCTCGCCGGGCGCCCTGGGCAGATACGCCTGGGCGGCAGCGCGTACTGTGTCGGTGCCGCGCCACAGGTCACGGCACAGGACCACGCCCGGCTGTTGCTCCTCCGATGCCGGACTACGGGTGCTCGGAAGCTCGCTGTCGGCGGTCGAGACGCCGCCTTCCTGCCCACCGGAGCGGAGCGGGCCATCGCCAGGCTTGTTGGCCCGGTCGGTTACGTCGGTCGTCGGCATGGTGATCATGGCGCGCTACCTCGGGAAATGGAAGTGCGTAGGTACGTTGCTCGGGACCGATAGCTTGGCGTCGGCACCGGCGGCGGCGTCGATCTGGTCGTCATGCTTGCCGTGCGGGAAGTCAGCCGCCTCGGCACGGAAGGGGTCACGCCAATCACCGGGACACAGGACCAGATTGCCCGCCTCGGCCTTGCTTGCCAGTGGCTCGGCACGCAGCACCTTGCTGCCGGTCGGGTGCTCGGTATAGACAGGCATGCCGACGCCCTGGAGGCGGCGCACCAGTTCCGCCGTGCGCTCCTCGCCGGCAATGCCCGCCTCGGTTTCGATCCACCAGCGGATGCGGCCGTGA